TTTGAAAATTTTGAAATAGCACATTTTAGAATGCTATCTGACTCAAATTATTTACCTTATGGTAAGTCAATGGCTGAGGGCGGACGCAAGGTTTGGAAACAATTAACTCTTATGGAAGATGCTATGCTAATTCACAGGATTATGAGAGCACCCGAAAAGAGAGTTTTCAAAATTGATATAGGAAATTTACCGCCTAGTGAAGTAGATACATACATGAAGAGAATCATCGATAAGATGAAAAAAGCACCCGTTGTAGATGAGACAACAGGAGATTACAATCTTCAGTATAATATGCAGAATTTGACAGAAGATTTTTACTTGCCTGTTCGTGGTGGTGATAGCGGCACGATGATAGAAGCTCTTCCAGGTTTAACATATGAAGCAGTAGAAGATATTGAATATTTAAGAAACAAACTATTGGCTTCTCTTAAAATTCCTAAAGCATTTTTAGGATATGAAGAGTCAGTTGGATCTAAGGCTACATTGGCTGCAGAAGATGTTAGATTTGCACGTACAATAGAGCGAATTCAGAGGATTGTTATAAGTGAACTTACAAAAATAGCTGTTGCGCACCTCTATTCCCAAGGATTTACAGATTCAGCACTAGTTGATTTTGATTTAATACTTACTAATCCTTCGACAATTTATGAACACGAGAGATTAGATTTATGGGAAAAGAAAAATTCATTAGCAGAAAGTATGGCAACTGCTGGATTAGTTTCTGGTCAGTGGGTATATGATAATATTTTCAATTTTACTGACGAAGAAGTAGAAAAACTTGGAAAAGAAGTTGTTGAAGATAAAAAGGAAGTTTTTAGACTTTCTCAGATTGAGATGGAGGGGAATGATCCTGTAGCATCTGGTCAGGCTGTTGGTACGCCTTATGATTTGGCAACAGCAATGGCTCCAGAAGGAACGCCAGGAAATATTGATCAAACGGGAGATAAAGATAATCCTACGGGTGGCATGTTTGATGAGAAAGAGGATTATAATGCTCGAAAGAAGAATTTGAAGGTAGCTAGAAGGGACAAGGAAGATAGAAGCAGACTCGGAGGTGTGCGTGATGTTATAGGAAAATATGATTATACAAATGCGAAAAAAAGGCCAAGCAATCCAGTAAAACATAAGTACAGAAAAAGCCCGTTGGCTCTATCGCACTTAGATAAGATGAAAAAACATTATGGAGATAAGGAAATAGCACTAATCACAGAGGTGGACAATATTGAAACTGAACTCAATGACAAAAAGAATAAATTAAAAAAGAAATAAACGTTTATATTTATAGACGATAATTGACTAAAGGGTTTAAATGAAGCATTCAAAGTACAGAAATACAGGCCTCTTGTTTGAGTTGCTAACAAGGCAAATAACGGTGGACATTTTAAATAATGCGCCATATTCGTTAGCAACAAACATATTAAAAAAACATTTCAATAAGAATTCACAGCTCTTTAAGGAAAATAAACTTTTTAATGTTATAATTGAGTCTAAGTTTAAGTCTGAAGATAGGGCAAAACATCTAATTGAAACTACAACGAAGGCATATAGCAAAGTTATAGATCAAAAGAAGATAAAATTAGAAAAATATAAGCTCATTAAGAGCATTAAAGAAGGTTTTAATATGAATGACTTCTTTAAATCTAGAGTAGGAAATTATAGAATTTTAGCAGCAGTACATAATGTTTTAACTGAAGATTTTAGTGACCCAGCAGGATTATCTAGAAATCATTATACTATTATAGAGCACATGACTACTGATAAAAAAACTAAAGAATCTGAACTAATGTCTACTTTACGCCGTGAAAATAAAGATTTGCGTATCATAACTTATAAAATTTTAATTGAGAAGTTCAATAAGAAGTATAGTAAATTATCTTCTAATCAAAGCGAAGTTTTAAGAGAGTATATTAATAATCTTTCTAATACAAATAGTTTAAATGATTTTTTACAATCTAAGTTTAAGGGAATTTCTTTTGATCTTAAAAAGACCCTCCCAAATATTGATAATCAGGTCATAAAGATTAAGATGAAAGAGTGCATTAAGCTTATAGATGAAACAAAATTTAGCACTAAACAACACACAAATAATGTTTTAAAGCTCATGAGATTTTATAAACTTTTAGAGGATGTTGACAGTGCCATCAAATAGTAGATTAATTGAATTACTTAGAAAGTTAATTCGTAAAGAAATTAATGAAATGAGTGCAACTGCAGCTACTCCAGGCTATCAGACACCTCACGCATTTCGTGATAATGAGAAAGATGATGAGGATGATTTAAAGTTAAGTGATGGTATGTCTGTGGTAAATAAAATATCTGAGAATACTTATTGGGATTATAAGAATGATGATTCAATGACAACTAAGCAGAAACTTGGAAAATCAATAATTAATATTAGAAACAATATTTCAATGATTGAACGTGCTGTAAAGTATAACGTAAGATTGAAGAATGAAACGAAATTTAAATCTAATAATTATATGGCAAGCACTAAAGCTGCACTTAACAAAATTTCAGAAAGATTAATTAGACTTTCAATGAAAGTGAAGGATCTTATATAATGATTAAACAATTATTAGTAGACACAATACCATTTGATATTACTCGAGAACAAATTCATGAGTCATTGGGTAAAAACGGTGGAAGATTAATTGTGAATGGTGTGCTTCAGCGTGCAGAATCAAAGAATCAGAATGGAAGAGTGTATCCTAAAGAAATTCTAGTAAGGGAATCTAAAAAGTATGCTGCAGAATTTATTAAACAACGCAGGGCAATGGGTGAATTAGATCATCCAGATAGCTCAGTTGTTAATTTACAAAATGTATCTCATAATCTTTTAGAGATGCATTGGGTTGGTAATGATTTAGTGGGAACTGTTGAAGTTTTTAGTACTCCGTCAGGTAATATATTAAAAGAATTATTTAAGAGCGGTATTAAATTAGGAATCAGCTCTAGAGGCTTGGGATCAATTAAACAGGAGGGTTCAGAAGGAGAAGAAGTTCAGCCTGATTTTGAACTGATCGCTTTTGATTTTGTATCTAACCCTTCAACACAGGGGGCATTTTTATCTCCTGTTCATGAATCAAAAGGGTCAAATATTACGTATAGTAAGTGGTCAAATGTTGAAATTGATATAAGAAACATATTAATGGGAAAATAAGATGAAACTCAAAGAAATTTTAGAAGAAAGTATTGGTGGCTTCGTTGCTATGGAGTCAATCGGTGATTTCAAAGGTGCCAAAGGAACTCAACTATTACAGATTGCTAAAGATCTTGTACAGAAGGAAGCAGATGAGAAGTTGATGACAAGAGAGGAGCTTATTAAAACAGTTTCAGAATTTCAGTCTTATGGTCCATCAATTTATAAGAAGCATAATTTAGCAGAAGTTGGCAATACATTTATGGAAATTGCGAAGGCATGTAATAAGCATGTTGTAGAAGAGACATCACAGTGGTTTGACAAGGTAACAGTTCAGCGTAATATGAATGATCTTAAGAAGCAGGCAGGAAGTTTTAATAAGATTGCATCAGAAGCGCAGGCTTTGCAGGATAGGATGTCAGCACTATATGAGGATATGGGAAATGTCTTAAATCGTTATTTTAAGATTAATGAAATTGAGCAAGAGGGATCAAAATCTTATAGACAAGAAGATGAACCGCAGGAACCAGAGCAAGCAGCACGAAAGCATTAAATAATGTACGTCAAGGTTATAAACAATAGAATAGAATACGCGTTAAAGAAATTTAAACGTAAAGTAAAGGATGCAGGTATTCTGCATGAGTTACAACAAAGGGCATTCTACTTAAAACCCTCTGCTATAAAGAGGGATAGGAATGCTAAGGCTAGACGTAGGGCACAAATACGTTCAAAAAAAGCTGAACTTTAAAATATATTAAGTATATTTATACAAAATAATAATGCACTCACATCCCGTTGAGTGTTTCGAAATAATCAATTCTGATTATAGTTCCCAATAACTATACAAATGTAAAATAACTCTCTAAGAGGAGAATCCAAATGGATAAACTATTACAAGAAGCAATTGCAGACGCAAAAGCAGTACGCGAAACTGCGTTAGCAAATGCTAAATTAGCCCTCGAGGAAGCCTTTACACCTCATCTGAAATCAATGCTTTCCAAAAAGCTACAAGCTGAAATGGAAAACGAGGAAGAGGAAGCCGATGCTAGCGATGACGCTGGCGAACCAGAAGATGCAGATCCTATGGACGGGGATGAACCCGTTGCCGAGGAATTAGCTGCATCCGGAATCGGCGCATCCGATAATAAAGAACCTAGTGCTGCTGCATCTGAAGATGACGGCCAGGGTCCTGAAGAAGAAGGTTCTTCTTCTGAAGTCGGAAGCGAAGATGACGAACAGGATGAAACTTCAGACCAGGCTATGGGCGAACAGTATGAACAAGATGAACCCGGTGAAGATGAAGAGGAAGCTCCTGAAGCTTCTGCTGACGAACCAGCCCCTGAAGAGGAACCTGAAATGGAACCAGAACCCGAAGAAGAAGACGTAGATCTTGAACAGGTACTACGTGAACTTGAAGCAGAAATGTCTGAAGAAGAAGGTGAAGAAGAAGAGGAAGCTCCTGAAGCTCCCGCTCCTGAAGAACCAGCTCCTGAAGAAGAGCCAGAAGATGATGAACTCGATCTTGAGCAAATTATCAGGGCACTTTCTGAAGAAGGTGATGATGAAGAAGAAGCTCCAGCTCCAGCTCCTGAAGAGGAACCTGAAGATGAAGAATCTATAGCTGCTGAACTCAAAGAGTACAAGCAGACTGTACAGTACTTGAAAGAGAAACTTTCTGAAGTTAATCTTTTGAATGCTAAACTTCTCTATACGAATAAACTATTTAGAAGCCGAAACATTTCACAAGAACAGAAAATGAGAGTGATCGAACAATTTGACAGAGCTACTAATGTACGCGAAGTTAAACTTGTTTACACCACATTTGCTGAATCTATGAAACGTAAGCCGGTTAATGAATCAGCACGTCGTAAGAGTCAAGCTTCTAAACCTTCAGCTTCTACTAAGGGTAAACGTGCAATCATCGGTGAGCAGGTCGATTTTAAGACCCGCATGAAGAAATTAGCTAACATTATTTAATTGGAGAAATCTTAATGTCTTACAAAAATCAACTAAAAGACGTGATGGGTGGATACAATCCGCACAATGAGCTACTCGCTTCGACTCGTAAATTGGTCAGCAAATGGGAGCCAACAGGCTTACTTGAAGGACTAAAAGGCGATAGTGATGTGAGTGGGATGGCAGTTCTGCTTGAAAATCAGGCAAAACAGCTAATCGACGAAGCTTCACAAGTGGGAACTTCAGCAAATTCAGAGCAGTGGAGTGGCGTAGCCCTTCCTCTCGTTCGTAGAATTTTTGCTGAGTTGTCCTCACAGGAATTCGTATCTGTACAACCTATGAACCTACCGTCTGGTCTAATCTTTTATTTAGACTTTAAATATGGTTCAACACAACAAGGTGGAAAATTACACGCGATAGATTCAGATCTTCACGGTAACACTTCCGCTTCTGGTGACCCAACCGGTGGCTTTTACGGCGGCGGAAAATGGGGATACTCAATCAATGATAAACAATTTTCTGTAGCTGTAGTTACGTCAGCAACCGCTAGTGTTGCAGACGTACGTCATGATACAGGACTATCTGGTTCAGCTGCTGCTGGTACTCTGAGAAAGATTACTTTTGACAGTGGAGAATTAAGTAGACCTGATCTTGAAGGTGCTAGAGCATGGGCAGTAACTGGCTCAGATAATACAGAA